ATTTATCAAACTCAGCTTGTCCTGCCACTTTGCTATATTTCACTCCGTCATTTGCTTTTTCAGTCCAAATATCTAGTACCATTCCAATTGTAAGTAAATCAAGTTCTGAAATGCTTATCCCTATTTCCACGCATCTTAGTAGAAATAAAGCTGTTGTCATTTCCCTACTACTTTTTGGAAGTTTTTTTTAGACTGAACTTCTGTCTCAAGATTTGCTCCCCAAAGCTCAAGAATTTCAGGAAGAACCTCATAAATAGAAAACATTTCAAACTGGTCAAGCCAATCATCAATGTTTCCTGGAATACTTCTATCTGCATGGTAAGCCATGATGTAGGCTACATTTTCAAATATCTCAAGGTCATCAATTTCAAAAGACCCTTCATTTGCCTTGAATGTTTTCTCCAGCTTTGAGAGGTCTTTGAAAATATCTCTTTTAAATTTAATTCTATATAGTCTAGGGATTGTAGCAGATGAACGAAACTTTACATCAACCTCTCCTACTTTTACTGTTTTCTCAAGCATATTTTCCCTCCTTATTTTCCTGCTGGCTTTGGTGTTTCAGAATTAGCCTGTGGAATATAAACGCTCTTATACCAATTAGCATAAGTATCTGCTGATGTAGTATCTCCAGTTCTTGATTTTACAAGTCCATCTTCTCTTGGATCTGCTGTAAGAGATAATGTTTCTGTTCCAGGCTCTATAGTATCTTCCTTTGTTTCAGATTCAATGGACGGACGAGATGCGGAGCAGTTATATAGGACGTGTCTAATTGCATTTACATCACCGTCAAACTCAAATAAGAGTGCAAACTTTTCTGTTTCTGATACATTCGCCTTTTCTACAAGTACTCCGTTTTTATCCAGATCTTCCTTTAAGATTTCCGTTCTAAACCATTCAGGTATCAGTGCAATTTCAAGGTCACCGCTATATCCGTTATTGGCAGTAGACCTAAAATATACAATACCATCTGCATAAAAAGGACTGGATTCTCCTTCAGCTTCAAGGCTGATACTTACCGCCCCTGGAATTGCTTTAGGATTTTCATAAGAAAATGTCCCTTCGCTTGATTTTTTAAGTTTTGATGCATGAACATTTTTAAGGTTATATTTCACTTTATTTCCCATGATTTTCTTCCTCCATTTCGAAAATATATAAGACTTCGTAGAGTTTTTCTGACTCTATATAAACTTCTGTTTTATTATAAAAAATGCCATGCTCATCGAGCACAGCTTCTACTTTCTTTTCTATGTTCGGACTTTTGTAATCCGTATAGATTTCAATATGAACTTCATTTGCTTTAAAATACACTCTTCCATCTGCTGAAAAGTTATCGCTTGCTGGCAGTAGATAAATAAGAAAAGGCGGCTCTGGCGATTCCCCTTCAGCAAAGTGATGATAAGCATTTGGAAGTCCTATATGCTTTATAATTTCAAGTAACCTATCCATTGGAAATAGCCTCCTTTATCTCTTCTTCAAATACCTTTACAGACTTTTCTTCAGCTGCCGCAATATGTGGTCTAGCAGATACTCTTCCTCCACCACGCTTTGCATGACCAAATTCAAGAAGGTGGGTAAGCTGATATTTGTTTTTTGAATGAACTACAAGCTCTAAACTGCTAGATGTTTCTCTCACAGTTTTTACAATCCAGCTTTTAGAATACTTACCTGTATCACTTGGAGCATTCGCACTTATTTCATCACGCACAGTCTTTCCTGCTTTTTGAACTGCTTTTTTCACATTTTCCGTTGTAACATCAGCATATTTTTCAAGTTCCTTCATCACTTCAGATGAAAGACTATCAATTTTTATCTTGCTCATCTCTCACACCTCTTACAATGAAGTTTTATACTTTTCTTCTTGAAGTTCATATGGTCTATGCCCTCAATTTCATAAATATCATTATGAAAAATAACTCTATAGCCAACGGAAGATAAGACCGATACTTCTTTGCTGTAGCGAATGGTAAAGTCAATCTTGCTTTCATCCCATATAGCACCACTGCTTGTTTGTTCCTTTGGACTTTCACTGCTGATAGTTGCATAGCAAGAGTAGTATTTACTCCACACATTTTTATGGTTTCCTATTTTATCCACTTCAATTTTGCTTTTTTCTATAGTAATGCGTTCATTTAATAGTGAAACTTTCATTAAAATCCCGCCTTTCTTACTCCAAATAACATGGATCTAAGGGTAATTGTTAGCTCATGATGGTCTGCCTCTTCCCTATGTTCATAAAGATAGGCGGCAGCATATAGCACTGCCACCTTGTATTCTTCAAAATTTTCAACAATGATTTCTTCTTCATCTTTTCTTGCAATTGCAAGGCACATCTTCTCGGAAGACTTAATAAGGGTGCTAATTAAGTCATCATCTTCACTTGTATCCACCCTCAGATAGTTTTTCATTTCATCAAGACTTACAATCATAACTAGCACCCCCCTTCCTTTATTTTGCTTTAATAGTTAAAAGATGAACCGCCTCAGGAAGAATCAGTTTTCCATCCACTCTTTCCTTTGCAATAAAGCCTGTCGTATCCGTTTCAGCATAAAGCTCCGTAAGTTCCTGCATAGACCTTGTTCCTCTGTCTGCAATGTTGTAATAAGAAAAATCACCGAATGCAATGGCAGGTTTTCCCGCTTCTACAAGAGGTGCATACGCTGATGTGAAAATAGGATAACCAAGCAGTCTATCCGGTTCTCCTTCTTTAATGGAAGGCTGCCACATATAGTTTCCGTTACCATCTTTCAGTTTTCTAATGATGGCAATGGTCTGGTCATTCATAATGAATTTAGCCTTTTGACGATATGGTCTTCCAAGTGCATACACGAGACTGATAATATCGTCAGATGAAATAGTTGCTCCTGCTGTTGTTACATCACTAATTGCACCACCATCTTTATGGAAAATTCCAAGTGGCTTTTTCTTTCCATCTCCATTAAGAAACGCATCTTCCTCGGCATTACCGATTGCCTTACCAAACTGCTCAATAATATAATTTTCAAGCGGGAACATACTGTCATATAAAAGCTCGTTTGTAATCTTAACTCCAACAGCAAGTTTAAAGGCATCAATGGTAATCTGAGCGAATGTCGCATCATCAAATGGAATCTTGCCACCTTCTTCAACCCAAAGAGCAGCAGGTTTTGTTGCAGTCACCGTAATTCTATGAAGTCCGGATGTGGTAATCTTTGTTCCAAGAGTTCTCATGATGTTATTTTCCGTTAATACATCAATCAGCCTCTTATCATATTCCTCCGGAACAAGATATCCTCCATCAGTGTCCACTCCTTCCTGCAAAAGGTTTGTAATCTGCTTAAAGTTACTTCTGATTGCCTTAAGCATATCCCTTCTGTATTCATCGGATGCTCTTCCCTTTTTCTCCGGATTATCATCCACTTTCATTGGTTTTGTTACGATAGCATCAGACAGAGGCTTAGATAGTTCTTTATCCATCTCCTCAATCTTCTGTAGACGCTCAATTTCTAAGCTATAGTTATGGACTTTCTTTTCCATTTCATCATAGCTTAAAGCATCTTCTTCAGAGATAAGTCCATCCTTATCTCTCTTGCTATCAAGGAATGCTTTCGCACCCTCCCAAGCCTTATTACGTTTTTCAATCATTTCTAAAATCTTACTCATTGTAATTACCTCCAATTTTTCATTAAAAAAAGACGGTCCATTAATTCGTCCGCCTTAACACCTGTATTAGTTTCTTTGTTTTCTATCTTGCATTTAGTAGCTATTCTTTCCATCAAAGAATTAACCACCTGTGCTTTTGAATACATCATGGAAACTTGTGGTACTTCTATATCAGTGGTATCACTTCGCTTTAGAATGTCATCTGCAAAGCCAAGCTCTACCGCTTTATGTGCATCCATCCAAGTTTCCGAGTCCATTAGATGAGATAGTTTTGCTCTAGACATTCCAGTCTTAATTTCATAAGCATTGATGATGGATTCTTTCACTTCATCCAGCATGGAGATGGCTTTTTCCATCTCCCCCTTATTTCCAAAAGCGATAGTCATCGGATTATGAATCATCAGCATAGATACTGGACTCATCAGCACTTTCGTACCTGCCATTGCAATGACTGATGCAGCACTTGCTGCGATACCATCAATTTTTACTGTGACATCTCCTTTGTAATCCATAAGCATGTTATAAATCTGAGCTGCTGCTATACAGTCTCCTCCAGGAGAGTTAATCCATACTGTGATATTTCCTGTTCCTTCATTTAACTCATCTTTGAAAAGCTGTGGCGTTACATCATCGTCAAACCATGACTCCTCAGCTATCGTTCCGTTAAGGAATAGGATGCGTTCTGTCACTTCCTCTTCGTTTTGGTTTCTCATTACTTGATTCTTCCACTTCCAAAACTTCTTCATTCGGTTCTTCCTCCTTTCCATCTTCACCTGCAAATGCTCCTGCCCTTTTAAGCGGGAGCATATTTCCATTTATGAGATATAGGTCCCCTCCATCTTCACTTGGAATACGGTCTAGGTTCTCTAATTCTCTAATATCGTTCGCTGACATCCATCCGTTTTGTCTGCCGATAGCATAGCCATTCATTCTTGATTGATAATCACCACGAAGGAGTCCATCCACATTGAATTTGACATAGTACTTCTTCTTTTCTTCTTCAGTAAAAAGCCTACGAACAATTGCCTGTTCCCATCTTGCTACCCAAGGATCAAGAGTGTACTTTACAAACTCAAGAGACTGCTGTTCAATATTAGAAAAGCTCGACTTCTCAAGGTCACCTACCATGTGTGGTGGGACTCTAAAGATTCGAGCTATCTCATTGATTTGAAATTTTCTTGTTTCTAAAAACTGTGCTTCATTTGGAGATATTGAAATCGGTGTGTACTTCATTCCTTCTTCCAAAATCGCTATCTTATGACTGTTACTTCCAGAGAACCCTTTTGACCAGCTTTCCCTCATAGCTTCAGGATCTTTAACTGTTCCCGGATACTCTAAAATTCCACTCGGAGTTGCTCCATTAGCAAAGAACTTAGCTCCATATTCTTCTGTCGCAATTGCCATACCTATGGCATTTTTAGCCATCGCAATTGGAGAATAGCCAACAAGTCCATCAAAGCCAAGTCCAGGAATATGAAGAACATCAGATTGATTTAGTCTTACTCTTCCTTGTTTTTCTGTTCCTGCATCAGAATCACTGACAAAATATTCATAGTAAATTTGACCTTTATCATCTCTATCTACCTTCATCCTGTCGGGCATAAGCGGATAAAGTCCTAAGACTTCACCCTTACCGTTTCTAATAATCTGAGCATAGGCATTACCCCAAAGAAGTAAATGCGTCATCATGGTTTCCCTAAAGACAAAACTTGTCATTTCAGGATTCGGTTCATCGTGTAGTACCTTATATAACGGGTGTGCTATAGCTTTTTCTGTCCCTGTATCGATTCTTTCATACACATGAAGTGGCAAACTTGCAACTGCCTCAGATAGAATTCTTACGCAGCTATGTACCGCTGTCATCTGCATAGCAGACCTTTCATTCACCCTTCTTCCAGATGATGAGCCACCCATCAAAAAGCTATATGATGAACCATTTGTTCTATTACTAGGCTTATCTCTACTTTTGAATAAACCACTTATTATTCCCATACATTTTCCTCCTAAATTTCTGTACTAAAAAAGCACCTCTTAAGAGATGCTCCTAATAACAAATTATTAACTAAATACTGGTTCTACTTTTTCTTCCAAAAGACAAATATCTAGTCCAATCTTCATGGCCTCGTAAACATCTGTCATAGTTCCGCCAAGATTAAGAATTTCATTTTGAATATCTTCTTTTGTCCATCCTTTTGAACCATCATTTTCTCTTGCAAACTTATCCATGACTTTTTTAACTACAAGTTCTAATACCTCTTTTTCTAACATTTCATTTCCCTCCTTTAACCTGTTTTTACTTGGTTTGTATAGGTTAAACGAAGTTAAATAGCATTACAACCCACTTGTAAGAAATAGGACTTTTAATGTCGAAATTAAGTATTTTATTGTCGTTTTTTAAATGAATAGAATTCCCCTGCCATCATAAACACTTTCTGTATTTTGATTGCCACATCGGATTGCTCTATCAAGTCCCATGATGGTAGCAATTGCACCATCAATTTTTTCAGTAGACTTTTCCTTATCTGCTTTGATGTTTCCAGCAGGATCGGTTCTGATAAAGATATTATCCATCATCCATCTTAAAACTGGATGCCCGCCATGAGCAAGTTTTTGCTCTAGTGTTAGTTTCATTAGTTCCTTAGTAGGTGGACTCATATCCTTAAATCCTTGTCCAAATGGAACTACTGTAAATCCCATATTTTCTAGGTTTTGTACCATCTGAACAGCACCCCACCTATCGAAGGCAATTTCTCTTATATTAAATCTTTCTCCTAGCTTTTCTATGAATTTTTCAATATAGCCGTAGTGAACAACATTACCTTCTGTTGTCTGAATGTATCCTTGTCTTTCCCAAACATCATATGGTACATGGTCACGTTTTACTCTTAAATCCAGCGTATCTTCTGGTATCCAAAAGTAAGGCATTACCACATACTTGTCATCTTCATCCGTTGGTGGAAAGACTAAAACAAAGGCTGTAATATCCGTTGTAGATGAAAGGTCAAGTCCTCCATAGCAAACTCTACCTTCAAGGTCATTTTCATTCACAGCAAATGAGCAAGCATCCCACTTTTCCATAGGCATCCAGCGTATTGCTTGTTTCACCCATTGATTAAGTCTAAGCTGTCTGAAGGAATTTTCTTCACCCGGATTTTGCTTTGCTGATTCACAGGCTGCCTTTACTTTATCTATTCCAACTGTCACGCCAAGCGATGGATTTGCTTTCTTCCATACTTTTGGATCTGTCCAGTCATCTTCCTCATTTGCTCCATATATCACAGGATAAAAAGTTGGATCTATTTTTCTTCTTTCTAAAATATCCTTAGCCTTTTGATGTGTTTCATAGCAGATAGAATGCGTATCTGTACCTGCAGTTGTGATAAGAAAATATAAAGGCTGAGTTCTAGCATCACCTGAACCTTTGGTCATAACATCAAATAGTTTTCTATTTGGCTGTGTATGAAGTTCATCAAAGACCACTCCATGAATGTTAAACCCATGCTTGGAGTAGGCTTCTGCTGATAAGACTTGATAGAAAGAATTTGTTGGCTTATAGATAATTCTTTTTTGTGATGCCAGTATCTTCACTCTTTTATTCAGTGCAGGGCACATCCTTACCATATCTGCTGCAACATCAAAAACGATAGTAGCCTGCTGTCTATCAGCAGCACA